AACAATGTTTGGTTCCGTGATGATTATGAATTATCATCATTCGATGTGAGTTCACTATCTACATCATGGAATTCTTTATCAGAAGCCCAGGTGGTTGATAGACTGTCCAAAAATGTAATTAGTATAGTTGCAGGTTATCACAGTTCAAAAGAGGATCGGCTGATGGTACGTCTAGGACGTGCTGTTTGTTTAGCTGGTCACATTTATATGACAAATAATCACAATATGCCCTCTGAGGGGGATATACAATTGCAACTCATTGTAGATAAAGCCAGTGTGGGTATAACTCGTAATATAGCAGTGCGTGTCACCCAAGGAGAAATCTTTCGATTTCCCAAGGATGATGTGTGTATTTTTCGATTGCGGTGTTTACCTACAAGAGCTGATATAACATCACTTTTTGTGACTGGTAAAGCTCGCTTCAAAGGTAATGGTGTCCTTATAGGACGCACCTTTGATGGAGCAGTTCAACAAAATCCTCTTAAGGCTATGTGTTATGGTGGTAAATTAACCGCTTCTAATGGATGTTCCATTGAGGAAACATGGAAGTATAATCCTACAGAACCCACAGTTTTGGGGGATTGTGGCTCACTAGTGGTGTGCCTTAGTGGTATGGGACCTCTTATTAGAGGTATTCATGCCCTGGGACAACCGGATAGATGCTTTGGTGCATGTGCTATTATCTCGCGAGAGATGGTGGAATCATACATTAAATTATTTCCGGAACCACTAGTCGTATCCAACGCTCCACTGCTTAGTAGTGAGAGCGCTGAACGTGAGGTTTCAGATCTCCATTCCAAATCCGTATTTAGATATATAGAGCAGGGAACTGCTAATGTCTACGGTTCATTTGGAGGATTTAAACCCACCCCAAAATCACGAGTTGTGCCAACTTTAATTCAAGCTTCTGTATTAGAAGAAGGATATGAAGTTAAGCATGATAAACCTGTGATGAAAGGATGGGGACCTTGGCGAAAAGCTGCTGTTGATATGGTAAAACCCGTTACTCAGATGGACGTTACCGTTCTTACAGAGTGTAAACAATCTTTTCTGGCAGATATTCTTAAAAATCTGCCTAAAGACCAACTTGACGAAATCAAAGTTTATGACGATGTCACCACACTTAATGGTGCCGCAGGTGTCAAATTTGTTGATAAAATGAATAGACACACTAGCATGGGCGATCCATGGAAGAAGGGAAAGAAGTATTTCTTACGCCCTATTCCAGAGCAGGATGGTCTTACAGAACCTATGGAATTTACTGAGGAGATTCAAAGTCGTATTAATACGATTATAGAAACTTATCATGCTGGAAAAAGGTTCATGCCAAGCTTTTGTGGACATCTTAAGGATGACCCCACTACCTTCAAGAAGATTCAAGAACAGAAAACCCGTGTATTTTGCGGGGGACCTGGAGATTGGTCTTTTGTGGTTCGGAAATACTTTCTATCGCTCATTAGAGTGATTCAGAATAATAAGTATATCTTTGAAACAGCTGTAGGAACCAATGCGTGTTCCACAGAATGGGGTAATATGCATTCTTACCTGACTCAGTTTGGGGAAGATAGAATTGTTGCTGGTGATTATCGAGTTTACGATAAGAAAATGTGTCCTGATATGATCTTGGCTTGCTTTGACATATTGAGAGACATTTGTAAGGCGGCAGGATACACTGTGCAAGATCTTTTGGTCATGCAGGGTGTTGCTGAAGATACGGCATTCCCTCTCATGGATTTCAATGGAGATTTGGTTGAGATGTATGGAAGTAATCCTTCCGGACATCCTCTAACTGTTATTATTAATAGTATAGCCAATTCATTGTATATGCGTTATTGCTACGCAGTACTTAGTCCTAAGAAAACATCGCAAAATTTCAAACAGAATGTGG